ATAAAGTCAGGAGAATACAATGGCTTTTAATGTATCTGAATTTCGTTCTCAAATGCAGTTTGATGGCGCTCGCGCTAATCTCTTTGAAGTCGAGATGAACTTTCCATTTTTTGCGCTACCAGGGAACGCAGCAAGAAAGCTGCGTTTCGTTTGTAAAACTGCTCAGATCCCAGGATCTACAGTTGGCGTAGTACCAGTACAATACTTCGGTCGCGAAGTAAAGTTTGCTGGCAACCGCACATTCGCAGATTGGACAGTAACCGTTCTAAACGATGAAGATTTCGTAGTCCGTAACGCATTCGAGCGTTGGATGAACGGAATCAATTCCCATCGCTTTAACACTCGCTCCGCTTCTGCTGCAACGCCAATTTCTTATGGTGTAGATGCCTTCGTTAAGCACTATGGCAAAACAGGCAAACTCATCAAACAATACAAGTTTATTGGCATGTTCCCAAATGACCTCGCACCAATAGATCTCGACTGGGGTAATAATGACTCCATCGAAGAATACTCAGTGACTTTTGCATATCAATGGTGGGAAGCAGCTGCCGAAAGCGTTGTTTGATCATTTGCGTTATTATTTTATCATGGAGTTAACATATGGCAGGAATTAATCTATTTGGATTCCAGATAGTCCGTGCTGATCAAACAGAGCAGTTACAACCAGCAGTTACTGCACCAACTACAGATGATGGTGCAGTAAACATTACTTCTGGTGGGTATTTTGGCACATATTTGGATCTTGATGCTACATTTAAAAACGAAAACGATCTTATCACTCGTTATCGTGAAATGGCTATGCAGCCAGAACTTGAAGCAGCAATCGATGATGTCGTCAATGAGTCTATTGTTCATGACGAAAAAGGTAAATCTGTAACGATTATTCTTGACGATCTAGATCAACCAGAAAATATTAAAGATATGATTCGCGCAGAGTTCGATGCAGTTCTGCGTCTATTAAACTTTTCTAACAACGGCAATGACCTTTTTCGCCGTTGGTATATTGATGGAAGATTGTACTATCAAGTTCTAATTGACGAAAAACAACCTAAACTTGGTATTCGTGAATTAGTATATCTCGACCCTCGCAAGATTAAAAAGGTCAGAGTTATCGATAAAAAGAAAGATCCAAGAACAGGCATTGAAGTTGTTACAGGCTCTCGCGAGTTTTATGTTTACAACGATAAAGCAACTACGCTAGGTCAAACCTTTGTTTCATCACCAAGCGATGCAGGAGTAAAGATTGCTGCTGATGCTGTTGTAAATGTAAACTCTGGGTTAATGGATCCTAAACGCCAGATGGTACTGTCTTATCTACATAAGGCAATCAAACCACTCAACCAGCTTCGTATGGTTGAAGATGCTATCGTTATCTATCGTATCTCTCGCGCACCAGAACGCCGCGTGTTCTATATCGATGTCGGTAACATGCCGAAGGTTAAATCAGAACAATATCTTCGTGATATTATGACGAAGTTTCGTAACAAGGTTGTTTATGATTCTTCAACTGGCGAAGTTAAAGACGATCGTAAGTTTATGTCAATGATGGAAGACTTTTGGATTCCACGTCGCGGTGAAGGTAAGTCAACAGAGATTACTACGCTACCAGCTGGCGAAAATCTTGGTGAACTTGCTGATGTTAAGTATTTCGAACAGAAACTTTACAAGTCATTGAATGTTCCTATTTCAAGACTAGAATCTACTACAGGATTTACGCTTGGTAGATCTACAGAAGTAACACGCGATGAATTGAAGTTTATGAAGTTTATCGAACGACTTCGTGACAAATTTTCATTAATGTTTGATGAACTTATGGAGCGTCAACTTGCATTAAAGGGCATTTGTTCTGTAGACGAATGGACCGAATTAAAAGAAAAGATACACTACGACTTCTTAAAAGATAACAATTTTGCAGAACTAAAGGCATCTGAACTATTAGCAAACAGATTGCAAGTTATGCAACAGATTGATCCATATGTTGGTGTTTATTTCTCGAAGGATTGGATCCGCAAGAAAGTATTGAACATGAACGAAGAAGAGATTGAAGAAATCGCAAAACAGATTGAATTAGAAAAAGCAGAAGAACCAGAACCTATTGAGGTTGGTGCTGCACCTGGTGTTGCTGAACCACAACCAACAGCAGCACCTCAAGCAAATGATATTAATCAAATGTTTAAATCACAACTAACTAAATAATTGGAGATATTATGGATACCGTAGAATTAGTAAATTTAGCAATTGCTGGCGATAAAGATGCTCTAGAAACAGCATTTAATAACGCTATGGCTGCTAAAGTTACAGACGCTTTAGAACTTAAAAAAGTAGAACTCGCATCTAACCTATTGGGCAAAGAAGAAACCGATGAAACTACAGACGCTACGATCGAAGCTGACGGAACAGATGGATCAACAGACATCCAGCATGAACCAACAGCAGAAGAATCAGCAGACACAGAACAGAACTAACGCACAGCGTATTGCTCAGTTAGTTAGAGCTGGTTTGATGCGAACCAGTGAGTTGCCTGCACTCAAACTTGCAATGGCGCGTCACGCTAAAGTTGGTGATGTTGCAAAACTACCAAAAAATCAACGCGATGTATTAAATCGTTACTATCAATCTACAGCATCAGCAGCTCTTGGTTCTCAGCAATCAACAGCTGCTGTTCGCCGTAATATTATGAATGGTTACGAAATTTCCCGCGACGATTATATTAGCGAAGCAACATTCAGCGATCCTCCTATGATGCTCATATTAAAGCGTCAAGGAATTAGAATTTTCCCTGACGGTAAGCGTGTTGCATTGTATAAGAACGAAAAGCTCGGGTTGTCATTTACAGTACCATATTCTTCAACTGGACCAGAACAAGAATTGACTGGCGTTTCTGAAGAAGTTGAAAATGTAATGGAAAGTCTTGATCAAGTTGCAAAGTATGCTCAAGAAGAATCGCCAAAGCAAACAGCTCGTCATATGAGATTCGAAGATGGCTCTAAACTTAAAGTCAGTCATGGTGCAGCAAAAGCCATTCATATGGTCCATGGTGCATTAAACGACGAAAATAAAAAGAAGTTTGTTGACATGCTTAATACTCCAAAGGGATTTGAAAGGGCAGCACATTTTTCCTTGAGCAAAGTAAACTTTTCGATTGGTGGTAAATGAGCAGCATCTTCTCAGCCATCAAGAATATTATTGTTGAAGCGGTAAAACGCAATCGTAATGTTGTTCGCATGGGTCGTACAAAACTTATTCGTGCTCGTGTGCGTACAGTTAAAGGTAAGGTTACAGTGCAACGCAGAAAGAAGTTTTCTGCTGTAAAGGGTTATACAATTCGTGGTGGTAAAGTTACTCGTATGACTTCATCTGAAAGACTAAAAAGAAGAATTTCGCAGCGTAAGGGTAAGATTAAGCGTAAAGCAAAAGCAGCAAGAGCATTGATTAAAAGAAAACGATCATTGCGTCGTAGACAATCACTAGGGTTAAAATAAATGAAACTAATAGTCGAAACAATCGAATCAGTAAAGTTAATCACCGAAGAAAAGAATGGTGTGAAGACTCTTTACATTTCAGGTCCATTTCTTGTTGCAGAAACTAAGAATCGCAACGGTCGTGTGTACAAAACTGACACTCTTATGAAAGAGGTCAATCGTTACAACGAAGAGTATGTAACTAAGAACCGCGCATTCGGCGAATTGGGTCATCCAGATTCACCATCTATTAACCTAGACCGAGTATCACACTTAATCACTTCTTTAAAGCAAGAAGGTAATCAGTGGATCGGTAAGGCTAAAATTCTTGAAACACCAATGGGTAAGATCGCCAAGTCCCTTATGGAAGGCGGTGCAACTCTTGGTGTATCATCACGTGGCATGGGTTCACTTAAAGAAGTGAACGGTGTTAATGTGGTACAAGACGATTATTATCTAGCCACAGCGGCAGATATCGTGGCGGATCCGTCCGCACCAGGGGCTTTCGTTCAAGGTATTATGGAAAATAAAGAGTGGGTGTGGGATAACGGTAAGGTCAAAGAAATTGATGTTAACGCATATTATGAACAAATTAAGAACGCAAAGCAAAAACAAATTGACGAAATCTCATTGAAGATCTTTGAGAATTTTGTGTCAAAACTTTAAAATTTATAAATATATTTACTTCTTTAGGAGTTAACTAAAATGACAAAGTCTCTATCAGAATCTGCTGCTGAAATTCTCAAAGCATCACTTGCATCAGCAGGTAAGGAACCAGCTGCAAAACTACCAGGCGAGGAAGAAGACCTCGGTGGCGAAACAAACGAATTGCCAGACGGCGGCGATGTTGGCAAAAAGGCAGCAGCTAGTGTAAAGCAAGCAGCCAAGCCAGGACAGAGCGGCGCACCATCTGAGCCAATTAAGAAAATGTCTACAGAAGAAGTCGAGCAGGTTGATGAAGGTGCGAGCCACTTGTTGTATAGTGGAGAAGTCAACGGTAAAAATTACGAATATGCGGTGCGTTCGGACCATGATCTATCCGACGATGACGTCGTACATAAAGCTCTAAAACAAGGCGATAATGATCATCTTGAACCTCATGAGATTAAGGCTATTGTAGATTCTGGGGGTGAAGAAGAGTCCCATGTCGATGTCACCCACAACGGAAAAAAATATAAACATCATGTAATTAATCATCAGGAACCTCAACGCTTGTATGGTGAAGAAGTCGAGCAAGAAATTTCTGAAGAAGAACTAGCAGAAGCCAAGAAGAAGATGAGAATGGACATGGTCGCCAAGCACAAAGGCTCAATGGCTGAAGATGTCAATGCTCTTTTCAATGGCGAGTCGCTTTCTGAAGAGTTCCGCGTCAAAGCAACAACTATCTTCGAAGCAGCTGTTCAGTCTCGCGTAGAAAAGATCGTTGAGGATGTTATTGCCGACAACGAATCAATTCTTGAAGAAGCAGTTGAAGGAATCAAGGCAGAGCTTGGAACACAAGTTGATGAGTATCTCAACTATGTTGTCGAGCAATGGATGGAAGATAACGCAGTAGCAATTGAGTCTGGTTTGCGTTCAGAACTAACTGAAGACTTCATCAATGGTCTAAAGAATCTATTCGCAGAGCACTATATCGATCTTCCAGAAGAGAAGCTCGAAGTTGCTGAATCACTAGCAGAAAGAGTTGTTGAGTTGGAAGAAGCGTCAGAAGCTCGCGATGAGCAGTTCGTTGCTCTTTCAAAAGAACTCAACGAAGCCAAGAAAAACGAAGCAATTCGCAAGATTTGTGAAGGTCTAACCGAAGTACAAGTCGGCAAAATGAAATCGCTCGCAGAGGGCGTGGAGTTCACCACAGAGGGTGAGTTTAATAATAAGCTCGCAGTTATTCGCGAGAACTACTTCCCAACAAAGAAAATCGTGAGTGAGGTAAAGGTATCTGAAGAGACGTCGACAGAACAACCTGAAGTAGTTGCAACTGGTTATATGAATCATTATGTTAAGGCAATTTCCAAATCACTACCAAAGTGATATTTTTAACTTGAACGGAGAAATCTATCATGTATCTTAACGAAACACATGCAAAGAAGTGGGCTCCTGTTCTTGATCACCCAGAACTCCCAAAGATCAGCGATCCATACAAACGCGCTGTTACTGCCCTAGTTCTCGAGAACCAAGAACGCGCCGTACTCGAAGAAGCTGCCAATATGGGTCGCTTGTTTGAAGCAACGCCAATTAACGTCGCTCCAACATCACCATCTTCAGGCAACATCCAAGGCTTCGATCCAATCCTAATCGGATTAGTTCGTCGCGCACTTCCAAACCTTATGGCTTATGATATCTGTGGCGTGCAGCCAATGACAGGTCCAACAGGACTTATCTTCGCAATGCGCAGCAGATATGCAGCACCAGATGGTACAGAAGCATTCTACAAC